GGCTACTGCTCCTAAACCTATTGATGATGAATCATTTAAATTTAAATTAAATGGTTCTGAGTTTTATTGTTATTTTTTACTTTCGGGTAATCCGGATGCGCCGCTTAAATTTACTGGGCAGGATGCTAATGAAGGTATACTTTTAACTAAATCATCTATTATAAGTTTAGATATCCATGAAAATTTTTTCGCTCCTGAAATAGTAGGTTCTATTACTATTAATAATCCATACAATTATATTGAAGATGAATTAGTAGCTAATGATTTAGCTCCATCAAATGTTAAATCTGTTCCAGATGCCATTCTTATAGTGCATGTTTTTTGTTGA